GGGCGAAGACGCAGATGCACTGGCTCTCGAGAAATTCAAGCAAAGCAACATGCGATGCGAAGAATGGGAACTCGTGTTGGATAACTCTGGGGATGAAGTAATGTTTGGACAGTTCAAGTATGAATTGTACAAATTCTTCAATCCCTCTGGTTATTCCCTGATCTCCGATGCGGTCGAGCTATCACAGCTCGGTCGTACCGGTCCAGGGTCAAGTGTAGGGGCTAACGGGAAGGACTTCTATACGAAGCTCTTTTCGTCGAACCTTACTTGCACAAACGAGGGTCTATGGACTCTTTATGAGCGCTATGTTTGTAGCCACCCTACTTGGTCTAAGGCGGAAGCCTTTAGATTTTCCGAGTACGGTAAGGCGCACATAGTCGCAGGCAATCGTCTGTCTTTTGTCAATAAAAACGTCAACATATCTCGTGTTATTTGTTCTGAACCGACGCTCAACATGTTTTTTCAGTTGGGAATCGGCGCTGTTATGGAAAAACGTCTAGTCCAGTTTTATGGAATAGATATCCGTACACAGCAGGACAAGAACCGAGAACTCGCACGAGTCGCTAGTCTTGATGACAGTCTATGTACTATAGACTTAGCATCAGCTAGTGATTCTGTGTCAATTAAGATGCTCGAAGCAGTAATGCCAAAGGAGATTCTCCAATGGCTAATGCTGACCCGGTCACCTAATTGTACCTTGCCTGATGGCTCGGTGGAGTCGCTCTCGATGATATCGTCCATGGGGAATGGATTTACTTTTCCCCTGGAAACGATCATCTTTGCGTGTGTTGTTGCCGCTGTTTACTCGTTAGAGGGAATTCCTCTAAAGAGAACCACATGTTCTTTGGACCTAGGTCCAACTGAGCTCGCCCATGCCTTCGCGTTAAAGCGGAGGTATGGGTTAAGCTTTCCACACGACCCTAACCAGGTCAAGTGGGAACATGGGAACTTCGGGATCTTCGGTGATGATATCATCGCCGATTCTAGGGTGTCTAACAAAATCGTTAGGCTTCTAGGAATCCTTGGGTTCACGGTTAACAGTGACAAGTCCTTTTTCAAGGGCCCGTTCCGGGAATCCTGTGGAGCAGACTTTTTCGAAGGTCTGCCTGTTAGGGGTGTTTACATTAAATCCCTTAAATCACAGGCTTCACGGTATGTCGCAATTAATCGTTTAAACGAGTGGTCAGCTTTAACAGGGTTTACCCTGAAGCGGACCATTCGGTACTTGCTTAAAGGTGCACGTAAGATCTACGTGCCCTTGGGCGAGAACGATGACGCAGGAATTAAAATACCTAGCCGGTTGGCATATCACCTGGGCTGCAGGACATCACAGCAGAACCATGCAGAAGCTCGACACCCTATTTTCGGGGTCGTCAAGTATCGTGCATGGGCTGTGGTTCCAAGTCAGCTCGGGTTTAATGCCGAAACCGGTAAGGTACGAGGACCAGGCAAAACTCGTTTATACAACGGGGATGGCTTGTTACTCGCTTTCTTGCGCGGCGACATAATAAACGGTATGATGTCGATCAGAGATGATCTGGTGTCATACCGGACAAAGTGGAAAGTGACCCTATACTGGGACCACGTTCCGACGGTAGGGAAGCAATTCCCTATTGGCACAAAGG